TAGAGTCTGACCCTTTAGGGTAGATCGGAACTCCCTCACCTATCTCGCAGCTCGCTTGAGTTACGAGTATGGAGTTCCTTTCCAAACCATTGTCGAACTACCGGCAGCGGCGTTTAAGGCACACATAGAAGTCCTCAAGGACTTAGCAAAGGAGCGAAGCGATGCCAGTAAAACTGCAAGGCGCTATCGCTCTTAGGAAAGCCTTACGCAACTTTGAGCCGGACTTGGCTAAAGAGACAACTAAAGAGATTGGAAACTTTCTTAAGCCAGTAACTCGCAATGCCCGAGGCTTTTTGCCTTCTAATACTGAAGCACCTTCTGGCTGGCTTAAGCGCGAAGGCGCTAAGGGTCGCTGGTCTACTCGCTATTATGACAAGGCACTTGCAAGTCGAAGCATTGGCTACAAGTCATCACCTAGCAAACCTAATCGTTCTGGATTTCGCGCCTTGGCTTCTATCTTTAATAAGTCTGCTTCTGGAGCAATCTACGAGACAGCAGGACGCAAGTCCGGAGTTACAGGCAACTTTACTCCTAGACTTAACGGCAAGCTGAGTGGCGAAGGTCAAAAGATGACAGGTCGCGCAATCTTTAGAGCATTTGAGGAAGATCGTGGCAAGGCTACAGCCGGAGTTCTCAAGGCTATAGAGACTTCAGCAGCTAAATTTAATGCTAGGAGACCAGCCTGATGGCAGACTTAAGAATTGATATTGCTTCGGAGTTCACTGGCAAGGCAGCTTTTACAAAGGCACAAAAAGCCACTAGCTCGCTTGACAAGGCAGTCGGAAGACTAGGCAAGCAGATAGCTTCAGTCTTTGCCTTTACAAAGATTGTGGCATACGGCAAGGCATCAGTTAAGGCTTTTGTTGAAGAAGAACGCGCAGTCTCACAACTGACAACAGCAGTAAAAAACCTTGGTCTAGCCTTTGCACAGCCACAGATTAACAACTTCATAGACCGCTTACAGACAAGTTCTGCAATAGTTGATGATGAGCTGCGCCCAGCTTTCCAGGCTTTGCTTACTACAACAGGATCACTCACAAAGTCCCAGGAGCTTTTAAGCCTTGCAATCGAAGGCTCACGCGGTAGCGGTATCGCACTTACTACAGTTACACAAGACCTAGCCAATGCCTATAACGGCAACACTCGCGGCTTGCGTAAATACAACTTAGGATTAACTAAGGCACAACTTACAACCATCTCTTTTGCAGACGTGCAGGAACGCTTTGCGCGTCAGTTCTCTGGCGCTAACGCAGCCTACCTAGACACCTACGCTGGCAAACTTGATGTTCTCAAAGTAGCTTCTGAAACTGCAAAGGAAGTCATTGGCAAGGGATTGGTCGATGCTTTAGTTTTGGCTGGCGGCAAGGATGGCGATATACAGAATGTGTCAGATGCAATGGGATCACTTGCAGAATACACGGCAGACACAGTTCGTGGCATGGGAGTCTTGATAGCAAAGATTACGCAGCTCAAAGATAAAGTAGCCGGCGGTGCGCTAGGCAAGATTATTTCTGGCGGCTTTAACCTTGGCTTTACAGGATTACTTAACAGACTAGGCAATCAAGCTCAAGAACGTCCGACAGCAGGACGCCGTTTCATGGGTGGGCAACAGGCTAACCTTTACTCATCTAGTGCGGCAGCCGAGAAGAAATTTCAAGCGCAGCAGAAGAAACTAGCAGATGCACAAACTAAGGCAACTAAGGCTCTTACAGCAGAGCAGAAGAAACAACTTGCTCTCAAGAAGGCTGGCTCAATCTTTGACCTAGAGCAGATTCAATTAATCGCTGCTCTTAAAGGTAAGTTATCTGATGAGGATCGTAAGCGCGTAGAACTACAGTTTGCTTTGCTTACGGGCAATACCAAGGAAGCCCAGTTACTTACCTATGAACTAGCCAGGGCTCAAGGACTAGGCGAACAGATTGCTAAAGACCTTGCAAGCCTTCCACAAGCTGCAAATCCTTTTGCTTCATGGTCTGCTTATCTAGATGAACTTATGAACAAGGCTAGACAGGTTGCAAACGTAGGAAGCGCGGTAGTTATCTCTGGCGGCGGTGGTGGCATGAATACAGGCACAGGAAATTATGGTGGTCTTGCAGGTGCAGGACAAGCAGGTGGTGGGGGTATGCCAGTTACAAACGTGGCTGTATTGCCAAAAGTAACTCCTAACCTTGGTTCAAATAATTATGGTGGACTAGGCGGAGCAGGGATTTATGGCGGTGGTGGAGCCCCAGTCATTGTGCAAATTGATGGCAAAGCAGTAGCCTCTGCATTACAAGACTCATCGCTATCAGGTATCGGATCATCAGTAAACAGAACTGGTAGATAACTATGGCGCTGCCAGCAGAAATCTCGGTTTCGTTTGACTTCTCATCCGGTGCAACCTTTGGTTATCCTTTTACTATTGGCGATGCTAAGAACGGCATCCTTGGAGTTTCACAACTAGGAGCTTCAACAGTCCCGACGCCAATCATTGACCTTACTCCTAGCGTACGCAGCATTACTATTGACAACGGGCGCAACATCCAGTCTGATACCTACCAAGCCGGTACAGCAGTAATTCGAGTTTATGATTCTGACGGATCGTGGAATCCACAGAACACATCCTCAATCTATTACCCATTCCTTGTGCCACTTCGCAAGATTCGTGTAGCAGCTACCACAGCCACCGCGCAAGAGTTCTTATTTTCTGGCTACACAACAGAATATCGCTATTACTATGACCAAGCCGAAAACGTGGGCTATGTAGATATCTACGCAGCTGACGCCTTTAGATTGCTCAATCTTGCGCAGGTTACAACTGTTACGGATTCAGGGGCAGGACAAGCGACCGGCACACGCATAGGCAAGATTCTTGATGAGGTTGATTTCCCAACAAATATGAGAACTATCTCAACAGGACAGTCACTATGTCAGGCAGACCCAGGCACACTACGCACAGCACTCTCGGCAATCTCTAACGCAGAGTTCAGTGAATTAGGCGCGTTTTATTTTGACGGGTCAGGCACAGCCATATTTAAGAGCCGTGCTCAAGTGCAATCGTCTATCTCTGGTACTCCCATTGAGTTTAACCAGACCGGCGGTATCCCATACAAGAACCTAGTCTTTGCCTTTGATGACAAGCTGATTATTAACACCGCCAGCATCAAGCGAATAGGCGGCACAGCCCAGGTCTATCAAAACGCAGACAGCGTAATCAAGTACTTCTCTCATCAGTACAGCGCCCAAGACTTAGTTATCGATACTGATGCTAATGCCCTTAACATTGCTGCTACCTTCGTTCAGACCCACGCAGAGACCACCATCCGCATCGATGCCATGACTGTTGATCTACTAGACCCGGCAGTCCCTACAGACACCATGATTGGCTTGGACTATTTTACCAACGTTAAAATCTCAAACATCCAGCCGGATGGCTCAACCATCGTCAAAACCTTGCAGGTGCAGGGATTAAAGTGGGAAATTAGCCCAAACGTAATGCAATGCACAGTTACAACACTTGAGCCCATAGTCGATGGATTCATTATAGGAAGCGCAGAACGCGGTATAATTGGCGTGAGCGCAATGACTTACTAGGAGATATAGATGGCAACAGGCTTTCCAGCAATAACAGGAGACATCCTTACAGCAGCGGCATACAACGGGCTAGTAGCCTTTACGCTGAATACACAGTCAGGTGCTACGTATACAGTCGCTAATGCCGACTTGTATCAGTCTCTAGTACAGGCTACTAACGCCTCAACTAAGACCATTACAATCGCTCCTGACTCAACTCTTACTTCGGCGGTAGTCGGTAGCGCAATTACATTTCTTAATTCCGGGGCAGGGCTTCTTACCTTTGCCGCAGGAGCAGGTGTAACTATTGTCTCTGCCGGTGCGGTTTCAGCTGCTCCGACTTTAGCCCAACACAAATCAGCAGTAGCAATACGCACAGGGGCTAATGCCTATACCATCGTAGGTGGAATTGCGTAATGATTGGCGCAATTACAGTAGGGCTATTTGGCGATAAAGCGCCACCAGCAGCACCTTCTAGTGTTGATTACTTAGTTGTCGCAGGCGGCGGCGGCGGTGCTTGCACAAACGCAGGTGGCGGCGGTGCTGGTGGATATAAAACTTCATCTTTAGCTGTTAGCGGTGGCACTAACTACACAGTCACTATCGGCGGTGGCGGTGCAGGTGGAGCGGCTGGAATTAACAGCGGTTCTAATGGATCTAACTCAGTATTTTCAAGCATCACATCAACAGGTGGCGGATATGGTGGCGCTGCTACCAATGTACCTGGCGGTGATGGTGGTTCAGGTGGTGGCGGCGGCGGCGGTAATCCTGGCGGTTCTGGTGGTGCTGCTTCTCCTTCTGGACAAGGTTCAGCTGGTGGCACTGGAGAAAGCGGCGGTACGTTCTGCGGTGGTGGCGGTGGTGGCGCAAGCGCAGGTGGCACAGGCGGCGGCGGTGCAAATAACGGCGGCAATGGTTCTGCGTCATCTATTACAGGCACATCAGTAACTTATGCCGGTGGTGGCGGTGGTGGCGCTCGTGGTGACCAAGGTGGGTCAAATACAACCGGTGGTTCAGGTGGTGGTGGTAATGGTTCTGCAAACAATGTTAAAAATAACGGAACTGCAAACCTTGGTGGTGGCGGTGGCGGTAATGGAACTATCAATGGTTCTGCTGGCGGTGGCAATGGCGGTGCAGGCGTTGTCGTAATTGCCTATGCAAACACCTTTAAGGATTTAACTATTGGTGGTGGATTGACCTACGACCAACCAACTCGTTCAGGGTATAAAGTTTATCGCTTTACTGCGGGAACAGGAACTGTGAGCTGGTAATGGCACATTACGCATTTTTAGATGAGTCAAACATTGTTACAGAAGTAATCACAGGCATTGATGAGACTGAACTAATTGATGGCTTGACCCCTGAAAATTGGTACAGCCTATTAAGAGATCAGACCTGCGTTCGTACTTCTTACAATTCAAACATTCGGTATAACTATGCCGGGGTAGGATTTACATATGATCCTATTGATGACGCTTTTATTGCCCCTATGCCTAGATGCGGACATGAGGAGCTAATACTTACAGCTGACAAGAAATGGGAATGTTCTAATGAAGCCCATACTCTGTAAAGCCGGACAGCAACTACGGGAGCAGTTCGATGATACTTACCCGGATAGAGATAGAACCTCGGACGGCTGGATTGGCGACACTCGTCATTCAGCACGTCCTTCTGACCACAATCCTGATGCACAAGGTATCGTCAGAGCGATTGATATTGACCGGGATTTATCTGGAAAGGCAAAGCCTGACCTCATGCCTGACCTCGCGGATCAGATACGACACGCAGCAAAGTCTGACAAGCGCATTGCTTACATCATCTTCGCAGGCAAGATTGCTTCCCCTCGCATGGGGTGGCGCTGGCGCAAGTATTCTGGAATTAATCCGCACACTAAGCATTGCCATATCTCTTTCACTAAGAAGGGCGATGCAGATGGCTCGTTCTTTAATATCCCAATGATAGGCGGCACAGCATGAACATGAAGCATCCAGCAATCCTTTCAATCGGGGCGTTCCTAGCAGTATGGGGAACTACCTCTAACTTCTCACTTGACTATCGTGCAATCTTGGGCGCAGTTGTCGCTGGCGTATTTGGGTACGCATCGCCTAAACGATGACCGCACAGGACTACGCGGCGCTATCAGTCGCTATCATTTCAATCCTTGGCGGCGTTGCAGCTTATGTCCAGTTTATGATTAAGCATTACCTGTCTGAACTTAAGCCCAATTCAGGCTCAAGCATCAAAGACCAAATTTCAAGACTTGAAATAAAGAGTTCTAGACTAGAAGCGCGTGTCGAAACAATCATCGAGCTGTTAGGTAAGTAACACTTATCCTATGGCAAGAACTAAAAAGGTTATCGACCTAGATACCTATGGAGCGCTCGATGCTTATTGCATCGCTTTGCACGTTTATTACACCAGCCTTCGTCGCGCCGGTTTCTCTACAGATATGGCTTTTTGGCTATTACTAGATCGCGAATCTTATCCCGACTGGATTCTTCCTACAATCCC